GTGACGCTCCGAGCCGCCCGGTTGCCCGAGCGACTCGCAGAGTCAGTCCGTCCACCAGCGCTGGCATGGAAGCCAGGCGGCGGTGATCGTGAGCGCGATCAGGGTCGACCAGATCATCGGGCCTCGACGTTGCCCTCGTCCTTCCAGACGAGGAACGAGACGGGCTGGACTGAGACGAGGTAGCGCGGCCAGCCAGCAGAGGTCGAGCGGTCGAGGATGATGCCTTCGTGCTTGTTGCCCTCTTCGTCCCAGACGTAGCAGTCGGTGTCGATGTCGAACTTGTAGGGCTCGGTGGTGCGGGCCATTGAAGGCTCCTTCCGTTCGGGGTGAAGCACCAGGGTTGGCGCTCCAGCCAGCGCTCGGTGAGCGCCAGCTGCAGGGTCAGTCCCTCTCGACAGCCCAGCGGGCTAGCTCGTTGCCCTGGATCGTCCAGCGGGGCTCGCCGGTCTTCACCCAGCAGCGGTTCTCGTAGTCGTAGCTGTTGTCGAAGAGCCAGCCCCAGGGCACGAAGCCAGCCTCGCGGACTTCGTCCGGATTGAGGATCAGGCCACGGTGGTAGAAGGTCGAGTTGCCCGGGTGAGACTTGCTCAGCTGCGGGTCGCCGTCGATCAGCACCCGCATGCCGTGCTCGCAGACGATGTCGCCGCGCCGAAGCTCCGGGGTCGTCAGGGTCAGCATTGAAAGCTCCTTCCGTTCGGGATGGGTGCGAAGACCGCACTCCGAGCCGCTCAAGGCCTTGGCGTCGAGCGACTCGCAATGCAACGGAAGGAAGGATTCTCTTGTCTCCCTCTTGCGCATTCACGCTTGAGCGAGGAGCGGCTTACCCGAAACCTGGCGCTCCCTCTCATGGGCCTCCCGGGAGTACGGTCGTGTCCGGGTGGAAGGATCCTCCAGCTCCGGGCCAAACGCCTCGGAGCCGAATGCCAGGTCGCTCGTCCTGGCCTCTCACCTGCAACCGGGGGATCTGATCACTCGCCGGGCGAGATCACAGTTCACCTGTTGTGAACGCAGACCGCAAGGGTGCGGCCGAACGAACTTCTCGCAATTTGCGGGAATATCGTGCTCAGAGATCCGGGATTTGCGGGCCTCAGGGACAGAGCAGGTACTCGGGACGCAGGTACATCCACGCTGCAGTCCTGGCTCGTCCCGAGCCGGTGCACGCCGCACGCCTGGCGCTCGGCTCTGCCCTGCCTGCCGCCGCCCGGTTGGGCTGGTGCCTCCGCAGCAGCGGCACGCACGGCTCGCGCCCGCACCCACGGGACAGCAGAGCGCTCCCCCAAGCCTCCCCCAGTGCACCGCAACCCCGCATGGTTGCAGGAGATCCCAGTGCACAGCGAGTCGCATTGACTTGCTGTTCGACCCGCTCCTGCCATGCCGACCCGGCTGGTGCACCTGCACGCCCCGGGCCGCCAGGCCGCTCTGCTGCTGGCGCGGCGGGCCGGTGGGGAGGGCACGCTCGCGCTCGGTGTCGCGGTCGGCTCTTGGGAGTCCCACATATCCCTCCCGATTTCCCGCGTACGAGGGTCGAGCTGGCCGCTTTTCACTTTGTGACATGTCGTGATTTGGCTCAACGGAGCCAGGTCGCCTCCAGATTCCCGGGGAAACGCTCGGGGTCTGAGGTGACTTTGTGACACGTCAGACCCGAAGGGAGTGATCATGGCGAAGGACGAGACGAAGACGGAGAAGGGGAAGGACGAGCCGCCGGCAGGGCCGTACTTTCCGCCCCTCTCTGAGGAGCAGATCGCCTCGGAGAAGTCGTACTCGCAGATCGAGGACGAGCGGGCAGCGGAGCCTGAGGATGACGGCGCCTGAGGTCTTGACCGACTGGGCGTTCGAGCCGGAACCGCAGCCGGCGCCCCCTCGAGCGGACGAGCTCCCCGAGCCTCCGACGGCCTACGGCGAGCAGGTGCCGCTCCCCGGCTCCGACCTCCCGAAGGAGGCGTGATGCTCCCATCAGAGACAGATCCTCTCACGGGGATTCTCCAGCAGCTGTTCAACCCGACGCACGGGTACGAGCCCGACCCGGCTGCGCTGGCCTCCAGGGGCTCGAACCCGGCCCCGGTCGTCGCGGCGGTGCTCGCCCACATGGGGGCTCAGTCGGGTCCGAACGAGGTGCTGAGAGGTCACCCGCTCGGCGCTCCTGTCCCCGGGAAGCAGTTCGCCTGGGCGGGGCACAACTTCGGCGCACAGAACGCGGGCGAGTTCCTGAACTGGCTGGCGTCTCGAGGCGTGCATTACGGGCACTGGGCGCAGGCGCATCCCGCCGCTGCTGCGTTGCTCGGCATCCAGGGAGGAATGGGTCACGCATGAGAAAGCCGAGGAGGCTGACCTGTAAGCAGTGCAGGAAGCGCTTGCCGAAGATCGCGCTGATCCACGGCGACCCCTACTGCTCGACCAGGTGCGCACAGAAGGCTCACGGCGTTGCCGGCTGAGAAGGGCAGGAACCTGGCGCAGAAGGTCGTCCAGGAGCTGATCACGGAGGAGGAGTGGAGGGAGGCGGTCGAGAGCCTGTGGTCGATCGCCACTCAGGGGACGAAGCCGGACTGGGTCTACTGCCCTTCTTGCAGAAAGAAGGTGCAGGCCGACCGCGTCGATCTCCGAGCTCGAGCGGACGCGCTCGCCCGTCTCCAGGAGATGGGCTTCGGCAAGGCGAAGGACGAGGACGAGTCGAAGCAGGGCTTGATCGTGCACCGGACGATCGTCAGGCCGGCGTGAAGTACACGGTCTGCGTCGACTTCGACGGCGTCATCCACCGGGAGGAGAACTTCGTCAGTCCGGACGTGATCCACGGGCCTCCTGTCCCGGGCGCGATCGGCTGGCTCGAGAACCTGCAGCGGAAGTTCGACGTCGTGGTGCTGTCGACGAGAGCGGAATCGCCGGCCGGGAAGATCGCGATCGAGCGCTGGCTGACCGCTCGAGGGCTCGGCGGCATCCGGGCGACAGCGGTGAAGGTGCCGGCGCTTCTGTACGTGGACGACCGGGCCTGGCGCTTCACAGGAGCGAACTTCCCCTCACCTGAAGATATTCACCGGGCTCTGCCCTGGCACAAGGAGCGCGATGCGGGAGGTCGAGTCAAGGTTTGAGCCTCTGCCGCCGCAGTGGGCGTTCTTCCAGTCCGGGGCCAAGGTCCTGGGCTACGGCGGCGCCATGGGCGGCGGTAAGAGCCGCTGTCTGTGCGAGTGGGTGTTCGACCACTGCTTGCGCCACCCTGGCCTGCAGGCCGTGATCGCCCGCCAGTCGCACGTCTCCATCGTCGAGTCGACGCGCAAGATCATGTTCCAGCAGGTGATCCCTCCCGAGGTGCTCCAGGTCTCGAGGGTGATCGAGTCGGGTGGCAAGGACTTTGTCGCCTTCCCGAACGGATCGACGATCCACTTCATCGGCCTCGACGACCCGGGCAAGCAGTTCTCGACCGAGATCGGGCTCGCCGCCTTCGACGAGGCTCACCAGATCGAGGAGGACGATGTCCTACTCATCAGAACACGACTTCGGCAGCGCTGCCCTGAATGCATTCGCAAGAGCATTGCTGACTGCGGGCATTACCCCAGACGAGTTGCACTGGGATTCAACCCGGAGAACCCGGGACACTGGCTTTACCAGTGGTTCATTGCCGGTGCGAACATGGACCTCTGGCCCGACGGGAAAATGCGCGGTTATCACAAGACAGAGCTTTTCGCGGCCGGCGGCGACCGTCCACTTGGCTCCTGCGAATTCATTTTCTCGAAGGCAACCGACAACGCGTATCTTCCTGCGTCGTACATCGAGCAGGAGCTCGGTGGCCTGAAGCCGCTGCTCCGGAAGCGCTACCTCGAGGGCCAGTGGATCTACGTCTCCGGGCAGTCGTTCTTCGACATCGAGGCACTGTCGGAGTACGAGCAGCGCGTCCGTCCGCCCTGGAAGATCGGCATTACCGAGGGCGACCCCATCAGAGATAAAAACGGCCTGTTGAGCCGTCGAAACAAACCGAGAATCAGAGAACACCGAGACGGAAACTGGTGGGTCTGGGAAGCGCCCGTGCGAGAACGAGAGGGACCTGATGGCGAGAAACTTCCCGCTCACCGTTACGTTGCAGCGGTCGACGTCTCCTCCGGGACGGCGAACGACTTCTCGGCGATCCAGGTGGTTGATGTTGACACTTTCTCTCAGGTGGCGGAATACCAGGCACTCATTGATCCTGACCTTTTGGCTGTCGAAGCCGCCCGCATCGGACACATCTACAACTGGGCTCTCCTCGCCCCCGAGATCACGGGTGGATGGGGAGCCTCGGTCGTCCGGAAGCTCGAGCAGCTGAAGTACGGCCGCATCTATACGCGCCGCGTCGAGGACCGTCTGGCGAAGAAGTTCACGGACGTCCTGGGCTGGGATACGACCAACGCGTCACGGTCGTACATGACCGACAAGCTCGAGGAGGTCTTGCGCGAGCGGGAGTTCGGTCTCCTGTCCCCTCGCTGCCTCGGGGAGCTGGCCTCGTTCGTCTACCCGAAGAAGAAGGGCAAGGGCGAATTCGAGTTGTCCCCGAGAGCGCAGGCCGGCGCCAACGACGACCTCGTCATCACTCTGGCGATGGCAGTGGCTGTCGTCCTGAAGCAGCCGAAGGAGCTCAGGCGCCCGAAGGACAAGGGGCCGATGGGCGACCTCGCCGCCGTGCCTGGCTACTGAAAGAGAGGTGACGCCGTGAGCGTGATGTTCTCCGAGGAGCTGGACAAGCTCCGAACCGAGCTCGCCGATGCGCAGCTGGCGATGCAGGCGACGGAGCGCCGGCAGGCGCAGGTCTCCGAGGAGCTCACTCGCCAGCGCCATCGCGCCGAGCAGGCAGAGAATCTCGTCCGCTCCCAGCACGAAGAGCTCCAGCAGCAGCGCCAGCGGATCACGCAGCTTGCCGGCGAGACGGCTCGCGTCTCCCAGCTCGAGGCCGAGCTGTCGGCTTCCCGCTCGGAGGCCCGGGACTACCTGGCCGAGGTCGAGCGGCTGACGCGGAACGCCGACAAGGACCGCCAGAAGCTCGGCGAGCTCCGCGACGCGAATTCCGATCAGCGGGCCGAGATCTCCGCGCTCACCCAGGAGCTCGACCCGACGAGGGCGCTCTTGCTCGCGCTGAACGCGAGGCACCAGGCCGAGATCTCCATCACCAAAGAGCTCGAGAGGCTGTTCTAGTGCCGAACGTCGAGGCCCTCGACAAGATCTGGAAAGGCAAGGGCTGGTCGGACGGCGAGCGGGTCACCCGCGTTCCCCAGGCGGACGGCTCGATCGCCGAGGGCATCGCCTCGCTCGCCTACGCCTGGGACCCGAACTCGAACACGTACGTCAAGATCAAGGTCGACTCGAACGGCGGGCTCGTCGTCTCGAGCACGCCGCTGCAGCTGACGACGAACCACTGGGTCTCTGCGGCCACGACGAACCCGACCGTGGTCAAGGCCTCCTCAGGGCAGGTGTACACCTACATGGCCTTCAACAACGGCGCCGCTTGGGCCTACCTGAAGCTGTTCGACAAGATCGCCGCGCCCACGATCGGAACCGACGTTCCCCGGCTCACGATCGGCCTGCCCCCGAACGGAGGCGCGAACCTGACCGTCGCGAATGGGATCGCGTTCGCCGCCGGCATCGGCTTCGGCATCACGGCCGGCGCGGCCGACGCTGACGCGTCTGCGGTCGCGCTCAACCAGGTCGTCGTCAACCTTCTCTACCTGTAATCGGAGGGCGAATGGAACAGCGCGATCTAATCCGCTACGAGACTTCGTGGGTGTGTGAGAAGTGGACGGAGGAGCAGTGTGAGGCCGTCCGTCTCAAGCTCGGTCTCGAGAAGACCGTCGGCGTCAACTCGGAGCAATTGCGGAAGTTCTTCGAGCCCGACGAGGTCGAACACGTTCCCGGAAATCTCCTCCTCCAGGAGGGGATCAACGAGATCTGGAACCTCGTCTGCGGTCTCGGTTCGCCGACCGCGTTCAACGCCGCCAACGCTCGCCTCGGTGTCGGCGACTCGTCCACTGCCGAGGCCGCGACACAGACCGACCTGCAGGCGGCAACCAACAAGACCTACAAGGCGATGAACTCGACCTGGCCGAAGCTGACGGGAACGGGGAACGTGACTGCGAACTTCCAGTCCGACTTCCTGACGGCGGACGCGAATTACGTCTGGAACGAATGGGTGGTCGATAACGGCTCCACTGCGGCCAAGACGATGAATCGCAAGGTGGCCTCGCTGGGGACGAAGACCACCGGCACCTGGACCCTTACCGCCACGATCACGCTTTCGTAAAGGGCGACCGTGGCGGTCGCCTTCGTCGCTGAGAGGGCGAAGGGCACGACGGGGACGGTCTCGTCGGTCACCATTCCCGTCTCCGGGGTCACCCTCAACAACCACCTGATCGTCGTCGTCGCATGCGCGGCCGGCGTCATTCGCTCGATCTCGAGCATCACCGACAACGGCCCGAACGGGCCGTACCAGCTCGACGTCCAGGTCGGCGCGACGAGCACGATCGCCGGGCTCTGCATCGGCTCGACCCTCATAGCAAACGGGATCACCTCGGTCACGATCACCCCCAGCGGGTCGACCCAGATGACCTACAAGATCCTGGAGTTCTCCGGGCTCGACCAGCTCTCCTGGTTCGACATCGGCCCTACCCCCAACACCTGCGCCGCCACGGCCGCGCAGACGACCACGAACGTCACCCCGAGTGCGACCGGCAGGCTCGGCATCGCCGCTTTCACCACGAATGCGACTGCCGAGAGCTCGTTCTCGGTCGGCACGATCGGAAGCCAGACTGCGACCCAGTCGGGTACGCCCCGCAACGCGGCGCCCGACATCGCCGTCGAGTACGTCTTATCGACCAACTCGACGACGCTTCAGAACGCGAGCGGCACCTGGGCGACAGCGCCGACGGCGGCGTCGAAGAACGGCAGCGGCTACTACATCGCCGCGCCTGCGATCACGCCCAAGTCCGGGAGTGACACCGGCTCTGGTGCCGACGCCGCGACGCCTGCGACACAGATCCCGGGCTCGGACACGGGGTCGGGCGCGGATGTAGCAACGCTCGCGACGCAGAGCGCCAGCTCAGATGCGGGAGCGGGCGCCGACGTTGCGTCTGTGCTCGCGGCGCAAATCCCCGCGGCGGACACGGGTGCCGGCGCTCAGGCGCAGGCGCTCACCGCTCAGATCCCGACGGCAGACACCGGATCGGGCTCCGAGAGCGCCTCGATCAGCCAGCAGACGACTGACACGGGGACAGGCTCGGACGTCGCGACCGTCGCCGCCGCGCTCAGCCAGGCGGACGCCGGCAGCGGGGCGGATGCGGCAACGCTCGCGGCGCAGATCGCGCAGGCAGACGCCGGCTCGAGCTCGGAGGTCGCATCCGTCGCCGTTCAGGTCGCGGCATCGGACAGCGGCGCCGGCCTAGACGCCGCGACGCTCGCCGCGCAGATCACGACGACGGACTCGGGCGCTGGCGCGGACGCGGCTTCCGTCGACACGGGCACGCCCATCTCGAGCTCGGATTCGGGCACCGGCTCGGATGCCGCCACCCTGTCCGCTCAACTCACGGCGACCGACTCGGGTGTCGGCTCCGACTCGGCCGTGGTCACCACGGGCACCCTGCCCGTGTTCGGCGCCGACTCGGGAGTCGGCACAGACGCAGCGACTCTCACCGTCCAGCTCGTAGCGACCGACTCGGGCGTCGGCACTGACTCGCAGATCCTCACTGGGGTGACGACAGCCCACCTGCTCTCACTGACCGGAGTTGGAGGTTGATATGGCAACAGACCCGATTCACGCTGCGCTCCTGCAGCGCATGCTCGGCGGCCCCGGTGGTCCGCCGGGAGGTCCGGGAGGCCCAGGAGGCCCAGGGGGTCCGGACGCAGGCCCGCCCGGTGGCCCCCCGCCGAACGGTCACGGACTTTCCCCGCTCGAGGGCGTCCAGTCCGTGATCCAGGACATTCATGACCTGATGCGGATCCTTCCCGATCCGCAGGCGGTCTCGGTCGCCGCCACCTGCCTGAAGGCGATGACGGCACTGCAGCAGCAGCTGATGACGCAGGGAAAGGGAGGTGGCCCGGGTGGCCCTAGCTAGTCTCGTTCAACCGCAGCCGGTTCCGGGCGGCGCCGTGCCGCCGCACAGTCCGTACGCGACCCCGCCAGGCCCGTTCGGCGGGCCGGCGTATCACCTTCCTGGCACGATCGACCCGACGGCGGGCGGCGTCATCCACGTCACGCCGAGCCCGCAGGCCCAGGCGCAGGCCTCGGCCATGCACGGCGCCGGCTGGACGCTCGGCCAGGCGTTGATCCATCACCTGACGACGGCCGGGAACTACGGAGTCGGCGGTGGGCCGACCGGCCCGCCCGTCCAGGCGCCGCCGGGGTTGCCGTACGGCTACCCCAACCTGCAGTCGGTCGTCGACTACATGCGCGGCATCTACTGAGAGGAGCCCTGATGGCGACCAGCAAAACCGGGAACAACGACAAGGGCTGGTGGACTGACCCAGAGGGCGAGATCGTCGATCCGCCCTACCTGAGCCCGGACCCGGGACAGGCCGGCGAGTGCACCCACAACTACCAGTCCTCACTGATGGGCTTCGCCTCCGGGGCCTACCCGAACGGCGATCGTGTCCCCGATCCCGACTACGTCTGGCACTCGAACCTGTCGGGTGAAGAGGCCAGCTAGTGGCCGAGGTCGACCCGCTCGTCACCGAGCTCCTGAACGAGACAAAGGCGGGCGAGGACGAGCATCGACGTCGTACCAGGCGCTTCGACCGTGCCTACGACGTCTACCGGGCGACGGGCGCTGATACGGGGGGTCGTCAGCGTTCCGTCTCGCCCTGGCAGTCGCGGCTGCGCGTCCCTTACGCGATGCAGACGATCGACACGGCGCTCGTCAACATGGTCGGCACCGGCCAGCCGAGCTGCGAGGTGCACCCCCGGACGCCGGACTACGTCGACCGGTCGAAGGCCTTCCAGCTCGTCATGGACTACTTCACCGAGCGCGACCACCTGATCGAGAAGGTCCCGGTCGTCATGCAGCAGGGCCTGATCTACGGGGTCACGGTCGGCAAGACGCACTGGCTGTTCTCGGAGGGCGAGAAGATCGTCAACGGCACCGACCCGATCACAGGCGAGCGCGTCCCCCAGCCCGTCAACGTCACCCTCAGGGACGGGCCTGCCTTCGAGCCCTGGGACGTCTACGACGCCTGGTGGGATCCGAACGGAAGAGACGTCGACACCTGCGCCTACGTCGTCCTGCGCAGCTGGGTGACGAAGAACGATCTCCTGAACCACGCCTGCACGCACCCGAAGGAGCACGACCGGCATGAGTGCGACGGGATCTACCACAACGTCGAGGAGCTGATCCAGACCGGGACGACGAGCCGGATCACGACGACGGCGCAGGAGCGCTACCTGATGCAGCAGCAGAAGCAGTCCCAGCGCCGGGACATGTACGAGCTGCTCGAGATCTGGAGAGACGACCGCGTCACCGTCATCGGCAACCGCAAGATCTGCATCCGCGACGAGCCCAACCCGCACTGGCACGGCCGCAAGCCGGTCGTGATCGCCAACACCCGGCCGGACGTGATGCAGCTGCAGGGCATCCCAGAGACCGAGCTCGTCGACCATCTCCAGCAAGCCCTGTGGACGGTCCAGAACCTGCGCATGGACAACCTGCTGCTCACCGTCCAGCGCGGCATCACCTACCGCGAGGGCGGGGTCATCGACGTCGATGCGCTCGAGCTCCGTCCCCGCTTCAAGTGGCCGGTCACCGACCACGATGACATCCGCCCCTTCGAGGTGCAGCCGCTCCCGCCCGAGGCCTACCGGGAAGAGGAGGGCCTGCTCTCGCGCATGCAGCTCGTCACCGGCATCAACCCGTACATCTCCGGGGCGCAGTCGACGGGCACAGACCAGAACACGGCCACGGGCGTCTCCGTCCTCTCCGAGGTCGCCTCGAGGCTGCTGCGCTTCAAGGCAGGCCAGATCCAGTGGAAGGTCTTCCAGCGCGTCTACGAGCAGTGGGGAGCCGACATCCAGCAGTACATGACCGAGCCGATCTGGGTCAGGATCGCCGGCCCCGGCTCCGAGCAGGCTTTCAAGAAGGTCGACCCCGAAGAGGTGCAGGGCGAGTTCGACTTCAAGCTGGTCGGCTCCGAGGAGTCGCTGTCGCAACAGCAGCGCCGTAACGACGCGATCGGCCTGCTCAACGCCGCCGCACCGCTGATCCAGATCGGCGTCTTCAACGCCGCCGGCATCGCCAAGAAGGTCGCCGAGGCGTTCGACTTCGACAACCCTGAAGAGCTGCTGCAGCCCTCCCCGGGACAGCAGACCGCGGCGCCGCTTCCGCAGCAGAACGGCGGGCCTCCGCAGCCCGGCCAGGGAGGCCCGATGGGTCCACCCGGACTACCTCCACAGGGCCTCCCCGGTGCCGCGGGCGCTCCGATCCCGGGCGTCGGCCCGATCCAGACGCAGCTCGATCCGAGAGTGTTCCAGCAGCAGGGGCCGGGAGGGGGGCAGTACTAGATGGACGAGTCCGAGCTCCGCGAGCTCCAGGAGCGGGCGCACAGGATCAGGCAGCTCACCGGCACCCCGGACTTCGAGCTCCTGCGCGACTACTGCTCGACGATGGTCAACGCCAAGAACCGGGCGCTCCTGAACGGAAACGCGAAGACGCTCGAGGACTACCGGGCCGACGCCGGCTGGATCTCCGGGGCGATGTTCGTGCTCAACGCCGCCGACCACCTCGACAAGCAGCTCGAGCTCCAGCTCCAGCTTCGCGCCGAGATGCAGGCAGCGGAGGCCGCGTAATGCCGGCGAAGTCCCAGGCCCAGCGGGCCTACCTGAACATGAAGTTCGGGCACGCCTGGGTCAAAAAGCACCACTTCGATAACAAGGGGAAATTGCCCTTGCACGTTCAGGCGACCGTTGCGCACATGCGCAAGAAAGGGAGGAAGTAGATGGCGAAAGGAGGAGCCTCGGTGAACCAGGGGAGCGGTGTCAACCCGAGCACAGGCCTGCCGTTCGCGAAGGCTGTTTCGCCTGCGGCTGGCACGCATTCGCTTCCCGCCGGTCAGGGGGTTTCTGTCGGCTTCTCCGTCGGTGGCTCCGTGCTCGGCACCGGCATCAACGTCGACCTGAAGACCTACGGAGCGGAGGCTGTGTAATGCCGATCATTGTGAACTACAACATCAAGCCCCAGACGCAGGGCGCCCAGCATGCGAACCGGCAGACGGGCGGGGCGATTCAGCTTGGCGAGGTCGCCACGTCTACGGCCTCTCCCGCCGAGGGTTGCGTTCCCACGGGCCTTACCGGCGACTTCCGGGCCGGCGCCATGCATCCGGCTTCTGTGCTGGGCACGGGCGACAATCCCGACCTGGTCGTGAACGGAGCGGAGGCCGTCTAGATGTCGACGAGCGCGTTCAACCAGACAGGCGTCGATCTTCCCGACCCAGAGCCGGTCGCCGAGGCACCAGAGCAGGATCGTCCCGACTGGCTGCCCTCCAACTTCAGAGACGAGCGGGCGTTCGCCGACTCCTACAAGGAGCTCGAGCGGAAGCTCGAGGGTCTGGCTCGGGACAAGGAGGAGGCTGAGCAGTACGCCCAGGCGATGGCCGAGCAGCTCGAGCTCGCCTCCCAGCAGCAGGCGCCCCAGCAGCCGACGGAGTTCGATCACAACCCCTTGGTCTCCCAGTGGGAGCAGGCGGTCGAGATGGGCGATGTCAGAACGCAGCTCGCCCTCACTGCCTACGTGGCCTCGCAGATCGCCGACCAGAAGTTGGCCGAGGCCTCCCAGCAGGTGGACCCACAAGTGTCCGTAGCCAGAGACGCGCAGGCTGGGATCTTCGCTCGCGTCGTCGACCAGGACGTTCAGGCTGCGTACGAAGAGAAGTACAACGAGCCATGGGCGAACGTCAGGGGGAGCGTCGGGGACTTCCTCAACGACAACCAGCACTGGCTCGAGGGCGTGCAGACGCCCGACGAAGCGGTCAAGCGAATCGCGCAGGCCGCTGACTTCGTCCGCTCACAGGGATCGGCCCAGGAGCAGGCCGGCAATCCCCAGCGGGCGACCGCCCAGCAGAAGTACCTGGGCCAGACGCTCCAGGGCCATGGTGCCCGCGCACAAGCCGCGAAGGACGCCGCCTCCGAGCTCGCCGACCGCATGAAGGCGCTCAACGGGCCGTACGGCTACTCGCGGTAAGGATCCTCCTCCTCAGGGCAATCGCCTAGCCGATCCGAAAGGGCAATCGGCATTCCGGCGATCCGACGGGAATCCGGAGGGCAATCCGTGACCGGTTCAACCTCGATCACGGAGAGACGAAATGCCTGTCACCCTGCTCAGTGGCGACCTCGCCACTGACATCATCAACCAGTCCCAGCGTGTCATCGACATGCAGGACACGATCGCCGAGCTCGAGCCGAACAACGCGCCGTTCGTCTCGCTCCTCAGGCGCCTGGGTAAGTACCAGGCCAAGAGCCCGAAGGTCGAGTGGCTCGAGGACGAGTCGATGCCGCGCTTCGACGTCGTCTCGGCGACGTTCACCTCCGCAGTGACCTCGATCCCGTGCACGAACGCCGCCTGGTTCCGCGTCGGCGACGGCGTGCGCGTCACGGAGACGGGGGAGTTCATGGAGGTCACCGGCGTCTCGGCGTCCGGTATCGGCGTCAACCGCGGTGGCTACGCCACGGCAGCGGCCTCTGGCTCGTCTGCCGCCGGCCTGTACATCGTCAACAACGCCAACGCCGAGGGGGCTTCCCTCCGCACGATCAAGACGGTTCGCCTGGTCAACCAGTCGAACTTCGCCCAGATCATCCGGACGCCGTTCGGCGTCACGGGCACGGAGATGGCCTCGCAGCTGTACGGGCAGTACTCGAACGATCGCGTCCGGCTCCAGCACAAGTACGGGCTCGAGCACGAACGGCAGATCGAGGCGACGTTCTTCTGGGGTGGCAAGAAGGAAGACACGACCACGGCCGGCGCCCCGAAGCGCTGGTGCGGTGGTGCGTTCGAGTTCATCCAGACGAACGTCTACCCGTGCAACGGCGCACTTACCCGTGCCAACTTCGAGACCCTGTTTCTCCGGAAGGCCTTCCGCTTCGGGTCCGACCGGAAGGTTCTCTTCGCGTCGCCGCTCCTGATGCAGGCGATCGACGGATTCGCCTGGAACGGCGGCACGTCTTCGACCATGCGCGTGATCGAGAACGCGCCGGCCGCGGAGTACGGGGTGGCGGTGAAGACGTATGTCTGCTCGCAGGGCATCGTCGACATCGTCATGAAGCGGCACTGGAACGACAACACGAACCTGTCCGGAGACGGCTTCCTGCTCGACCTCGACGCTATCAAGATGGCGACGTTGCGAGATACGAAGCTGCTGCTCGAGCGGCAGGCGAACGACGCCGACAAGGTCGAGGACGAGTACCTCTCCGAGGTGTCCCTGATCTTCGAGCATGAGCGCCGGCACGGGATCATTACCGGCGTAACTGGGTAACCGGAGACGGGGGGTGCGACTGCGGTCCACCCCCCTCTCTTTTCGCGAAGGAGCCTCATGTCCTCGACGATCGACGAGCGCTACGCCTACAGGCCTGGGCTGATTTTCCTGTCCAGGCACGCCGGCCTTACGGTTGGACTCTGGCCCGAGCGCTACCACACCTACCCCGACGGCCAGCGGGAGATGATCTCCCCGCCGGGTGGCGCCGAATTCGATCTCGGCCTGCAGTCCGTCCCCGAGTTCATCCCCGAAGACGACGAGGGCAACCCGGTCACCACCGCTCCCGTTCTCGGCATGGAGAACTACCACTCGATGTCGAACGTCTGGGCTGACATCCGCGGAGGGGCTTTCGACCTCGACGCCGCCGCCGCGCATTACAACTGGACGGACGAGCAGCGCGACATGGCCGCGCTCAAGTTGCTGAAGATGGCGCTCGACCCGAGGGAAACCAGGGTGACGCTGTTCGAGCCGGCGCCGCCGAATCCGCCCTGGCCGACGTACGACCAGCTCACGAACTACCTCGAGATCGCCAAGCTCGCCGACGACCTCGGCCTGCTCGACGCGGCGCTCACCTACGAGATGTACACGAAGAAGCGCAAGGGCGTGCTCGACGCGATCCAGGCCCGCCGGCAGGCGCACGAAGCCGAGGCGGCGCTCACGGCCGAGTGACCCCGGCGACGTTCTACGTCATTGCCGGGGACGCCGACTTCTACTGGCGCTGCCTCTCGCCGGCCTCGGTGATCGGGGCGAACGTCATCCAGATCCCCAAGAGCGCCGCCACCGAGTATCTGGTCGATCGCCCCGAGCTCGTCTACGAGAGCCACGAAGGAGTCGGTGTCTGGATCCGTCCTGACATGGTCAGGGCGAGGCAGGCCGTGATGATGGAGGAGCACGGTTTCACCACGGTCGCGGAGATCGACGACAACATCCTCTCGAAGATCCACCTGAACCTGTTCATGCGGGCCTCCGCAACGGAGGAAGGGCAGCACCGACACCTGAAGACGATGTGCTCCTTCCAGCGGAACGTCTTCTCCACCGACTGGCTCAGGGACCGCTACCACAAGGCGTTCAAGAAGCTCAAGGTCGGACACGTTCCCGAGCTCTTCGTCTGCCGCAACCACGTCAACCTGGACGACTGGCTCGACCCCATCCCCTCGGAGAGACTCCGGGTCGGCTGGATGGGCTCGGCCCAGCACGCTCGCGACATCAAGCTGATCTACGAGTCGCTCGCCTGGGCGAAGGGCCAGGGGCACGAAGTCGTGCACATGGGCCACGACCCGAGAGACACGACGGACGTCACCAGCTCGAAGGCACTCGACGCCTGCTTCGCCTGGGGCGTGATCATCACCAGGCAGATCCCCTGGGTCGACCCCGAGCTCTACCACCGCCAGGCCCTCCCGTTCGACATCGGCTTCTGTCCGCTCGAGCGCAACGACCACACGCTCGGCAAGTCGGACGTGAAGTGGCTCGAGTACACGATGGCCGGCGCGGCCACCATCGCCTCCTCAGGGACGGTCTACAAGGACATCGTGCACGGCGAGACCGGGCTCCTCGCCGGCTCCCCCTCCGAGTTCCTGCACTGGACGAAACGCCTATGCAAAGACCGCGCTTTTCGTGAGGAGCTCGTTCGCAACGCCCAGCAATACGTGCGCGAAAACCGCACGATGCAAATCCAGGGCCGAAAAGAATGGGAGGCGGCTCTTGCCCAGTAAGAACGGCGCATTCATCCCCACCTGGTCGAGGCAGAGCTCGGAAACGGGCGAGATGGAATTCGCGCTCGCCGAAGAGGACTTCGAGGCCATCCGGCAGGGATACGGCTGCGCAACCTGCCTCGCCGACTACCACGGAATCATCCACACGACCTGTCCGGTCTGTGGCGAAGGGCGATCGCAAACCGAGCTCGTCGTCCCGCAGTGGTGGACGAGCAAATCCGTCATCTAGGAGGAAGCATGGAAGCAACGAAGCTCGTCACCCGCGACGTCTACGAGATCGCGTACGAGAACTCGACCGGCTCGGGGACGATCACGGCCACCTTCACGAACCCGGAGAACGGCGACAAGTCGGTCTACAAGGGCGCCGACGACGGCAAGTTCATCGTCACCGTCGAGAAGGACTACCAGGGCACGGACGCGGTCACCGTCGCCGCCGACGAGAACGGCGAGACGCTCGACTCCGGGACGGTCTCCTTCGGCTAATGGCCTTCCCGTCGACATTCGCCGACCTCCAGGACAAGGTCCTCTCGAAGTCGCGCCTCGACCCGAACAACACGGCCGACGTCAACAAGATCAAGGACTGGATCAACAGGGCGTACTTCCGCGTCGTGCTCGAGACGGAGGCGTTGCAGGCGAACACGACCCAGACCCTGACGGCGAACGTCAACCAGTACCAGCTGCCAGCGCCAGCAAAGCGGATCAAGTGGATGACTGCCCAGCAGGCCGGCCAGTCGTTCTACGGCCCGCCGCTTCGGCTCTCGTCCCTGGACGAAATCCTCTGGCGCCGGAAGAGCTCGGGCGGCGGCGTGATCACGAACGGCACCGCCACGCATTACGCCTTCTCCAGTCCGAACAACATCGACGTCTGGCCGACCCCGGGCAACGCCGACACGCTGCTCATCTACTACGTCGGCTACCCGACCGCGCTCACGAATCCGGGCGACGTCCCCCAGATCGACGAGCCCTACGCCTCCGAGCTGCTCGAGGTCGGCGCCCTGATCGAGGCCTCGGACTTCATTAAGGACATCATGGCCGGTTACACCTACCCGCAGACCTTCCAGGACGGGATGTACCGGTTCCGCCAGCACCTCTCGCGCAAGGCCGGCACCCAGTCGCTCGACTTCCGCATCCCCACCGGGACCTGGCTTCCGCACGACAACTCCACTGACATCGGGCTCGCCGGGAGCGGCGTCTGATGGCAGCACCCCAGATCAAGCTGCCGCCGATCTCCTTCATCCGCATGCGGCGGTTCATGCCGCAGTGGCTGATCGACGGCGACTGGTCACGGGGGATCATCCGCGACTCCCCCCGAGCCTCGATCCCCCGGGGCGGGGTTTACAACGCGATCGACTACAACCTCGAGGTCCCCGGGATCGCCTACAAGCGCGGCGGCACGACGTACGCCGGCCCCGCGATGACGGGCGCGACCCAGGCGAAGGCGCTGATCTTTGCCGACTACATCGCCGGCTCGCAGCTGCTCGCAGTCGGCGACAACAACCACCTGTTCAAGGTCACCTCCGGGACGACGACCGACCTCGGAGCTCTCGGCGCCTCCTACATCCCCGCTTGCAAGCTCGTCTACCACCACGGCGGGACGAAGGAGTACGTGATCATCCCGACGTCGGACGGCTCCGCGGCGCCGAAGAAGTACAACGGCTCCGCGATCACGACGCTCTCGAGCCCGAAGGGCACGGTCTGCGCCACCTACAAGGGCCGGCTCGTCCTCGCCAACGACCACGTCAACAAGGTCAGGCTCTGGTTCTCCACCGTCACGCTCGCCTCGGGCGCCGACATCGACCAGGCTTGGGACACGACGAACGCCTGGGTCGACGCCGACTTCCCCGTCGTCGGGCTCGCCCCGCTCCAGAACTCGCTGCTGATCTTCTCCACCCAGCAGACCGAGCGCCTCACCGGCACCACGCCTCCCCCGGGCACCGACTTCGACCACGCCCCCGTCGGCGGCATCGGCTGCACCGACGCCCGCTCGATCTCGATCTGGCAGAACTACGCGATCTTCGCCAACACCAGGTCGATCTTCATGACCAACGGCGTCGGCTTCCGAGACCTCTTGAACGAGGCAGGCCTCGTCCGCTACTGGCAGGGCATCCTCGTCGGCTACAGCTCCTCCACCTGGACGATCGCGACCGGGATCCTCTGGAACAAGTTCCTGCTCGTCTCGGTGATGAACGGCTCGACCTTCGTCGACTGCCTGCTCTGCAACCTGAACCGGAACGCCTGGTGGCGCTTCTCCAACATCAAGGCCGCGATGTTCGCCGCCGCCGTCGGCATCCGCGACGACCTCTACTACGCCGACCTCGGGGCCAACCGCGTCAACTCGATGGCGAGCTGCTACTTCCCCGCGAGCTCGAACAAGAACGACGCCGACGGCACCGCCATCCAGCCCGTGCTCGAGACGCGGGTGCTCGAGGCGACCCCGAACGTGAAGACCTACGGGCGCAGCTGGGTCGACTACGACCTCAGGGACGCCGGCACCGACAACCCGACGATGTCCGTCCAGGTCGCTCCCGGCCTCGAGGCGACGACCTTCTCGGCCGTCCCCGAGAGCCCGCTGCCCGAGTCGACGGACGAGGTGCGCAAGACGGTCTCCTGCTCGAAGACCTCGCAGGGCCTGTCGATGCGCCTCACCCAGTCAGGGCCGAGCGCCAAGACGGAGATCTACTCGCTCGAGCTCGAGACGATCTCGATCGGAGAGGAGTACGGCACCCAGTGACGTTCGAGTGGCCCTCCTTCCAGCAGCAGGAGACACCGTTCGCCGTCAACTCGATCTACGACTTCTCTCCGGCCTCGCTCGGCGACCTCGCCGCCTACTTCACTGCCAACCCGTTCCCCGTCCCGATCGAGCAGGTGACCGGCTTCGGCGCCACTCCGCGAGTGCTCGTCGACTCCGGAGCGCTGCCAGCAGCCCAGGCGTCGTACGACTTCACCAACATCACCGACTCTTACTTCGGCCTGACGCTCCGCTACATAGCTCGCTCCGACGGCGCCGGCACCGCCACCGCGGGCGTCCGCTTGAACATGCAGTTCAACGGCGACGCCGCCGCCAACTACCACTCGAGCGTCGCCCAGCGCAACTTCAACGTCGGGGCGGCGACGGTCGTCTGGACAAACATCATCCAGAACCACGGCATGAACGCGCTGTCGATCACGGCGATCCCGGGCACGGCCGTCGCCCAGAACTCCACTCCCGGCGCGGGCGTGATCGAGATCCCCGGCTACGCCACCTCGAACTTCACCACCATGGCGACCGCCAAAGGTGCGCTCGAGACCGACTGGACGACAGACGCCGGTATCTACGACATCCTCGGCGTCGGCCACTGGGCGTCGACCGCCCCCATCACCCAGATCACGCTCTCCCCCAACGCCGGCAACTTCGTCGCCGGTTCTCGCTTCGTCCTCTACGGCTTCTAGGAGGCGCTGATGTTCGGAAACGACCCTGGCGTCACTGGAGCTCCCAATCCGAAGCCGAAGGCTCCGGCGACATCACCTCCCACGGCGCCGACCGGCCCGGGCGGGCACTACACCAGTCCGTCGGTCGACATCCCGGGCATCCTCGCGACCGACCCGAGCTACCAGGGGCTGCTCTCGCTCGACAAGGCAGCCTCGGCCGGCGACCTCGCCTCACTGAACAAGAAGATGGCCCAGATGAAGGCCTACTACGGGTCGGACACGGACCCGCTGTCGCTCTACGGGCGCATCTACCAGAGCTACCAGGATCGCAACCGCCAGTACGCGAACACGCTCGCCGGCCACGGGATGATCGGCTCCGGAGAGACCGGTTTCGAGGCCGCTCGCTCGACGCTGCAGTACCAGCAGCAGGAGTACGACGCCCAATTCAAGCTCCAGCAGTACATCCAGGGATTGCACGACGCCTTCCGCGCCGCCGAGCAGCAGCGGGCCTACGGCGAGAACTCCGCCGCCGGCACGTCGGTCTCGAACTGGATCAACGCCAACCCGCCGACGTGGGTGACCGACCCGACCTCGCCGCCGCCGGCATCGACCACCTTCGACTGGGGAGGCCAGACCTGGGGCGCGGGTGACGCGAGCAAGTTCATGGCCTACCTGTACGGCAAGGGCGTCAAGTTCAGCGACTGGGCTGCTGCGCATCCGAGCGCGGCGGCGATTTTCGGTTACTCCGGGAACACGGCAGTAGGAACAGGGAGCTGACATGGCACTGATCTCGCAGGGCGGGGGGCGCGTCAGGACGTCTGCGCCCGGTTTCTTCGGTCGCGCCGGCAAGTCGATCAAGGGCGCACTGACGCCGAAGCCCTCTCCGATCCGCAAGGCGACGACCTCGGTCTCTGGTCCGACGAAGACCAGCGGGCCGTTCACGGGCTCGGGCTACGGAGCCGGCGGCACCGTCCAGGACCCGTTCGCCTTCATAAAGGGCTTGCTCACCTCCACTGATCCGAAGGCCGCACAGGCGCTGATCGACAAGATCTACGCGCCGCAGCGCGACCTGGTCAACCAGCAGATCGCCCAGTCGCAGGCGCTCGCCACCGCTCGAGCCCAGCAGATGCAGGACGTCTACGGCGCCCTCGCCCAGTACATGGGCGGGCTGCAGGGCAACCTCGAGAAGATTTACAGCCAGGGCCACGCCGACGGCAGTGCGCTCACCGCTGGCATGTCCGGCCCGGTCGGCGACGTCGCTGGACACATGAACGTGATGACGGGCGCGGAGAACGCCTACAACGCCGCCATGGCCAAGGCCGGCGGCGATCTCGGCGCCTCGATGCCCGGGGTCTACTCCCTCATGGCCACCCAGCAGGTGAAGCAGATGCTCAACGCTGCCGGCGCCGACCAGCAGCAGCTGCGCCTGAAGCTGCTCGACCTCTCGAGCAAGGAGGCCTCCGACGTCCTCTCCTACCTGGAGAACGCGCAGTCGAAGGACGCCCAGCTCCAGGAGTGGGCGTACGGCGCGAAGCAGTCCCAGGTCGCGGATCTCGGGAAGCAGAACCAGGCGTACCTGAACTACCTGCAGAAGCAGTACGAGCTCAACTGGCAGCACAACTACGAGACCGGCAAGCTCACGCTCGAGCAGTCGAAGGCCCAGGCCGATGCCACCTACAAGGCGCAGCTGCTCCAGCTCAGGCAGCAGGGGCTGATCGACACCCAGACCTACCAGCAGGGGATGCTGAACGTCGCCCAGGGCAAGCTCACTGTCGCCCAGAAGAACGCGGCCACCTCCGCGAAGAGCGCCTCCGCTAGGGCAGCTGCTTCCGGGCCGGTCGGCAAGGCGCAGGCTGCGTTGCTTTCGACCACGCAGAAGATGGGCAAGGACATCGGCTCGAAGAGGTCGAAGTCCGGCAATGCGAACAACGCCACCTGGATCACACCGGATGGCAAGGGTTTCGCTCACCAGATCTGGTACGGCGGGCCGGGCAAGTACTCCGACACGCCCGTCAAGGGCTGGACGAAGGTCGCTCCGTCCCCGGGCAAGCAGTGGTCGAGCCAGAACCTCTGGACCTACGCCTGGAAGACCTACGCGCCGTCGCTGTTCTCGTACTACCGCGCCCTCTACCCGAACATCGCGAAGACGCCCGGCGGGATCCAGAAGCTGGTCGAGAAGCGGGTCGCTGCGGCGGTCGGGTGGCATCCGTAAATGCCGAAGGGGCTCCCAGGGCCACCGACGAGCCACCAGTTCTTCTCGGCCCCGAAGCCACCCCCGAAGCCGAAGCCGGCCAAGGTCGGCCCGTACACGAAGGGCTACAAGCCGCCGAAGCCGCCGAAGCCGAAGAAGCCGCAGACGGTCGTCGTCCGAACGCGTCCGGACGGCTCGCAGTCGGTCACCCGCAAGCCGATCACGCAGGCTCAGCCGCACTTCCAGCAGCACCCGACGAAGCCTCCGACGAGCGTCATCCCCTCCATCTACCCGAAGGCCCCGGCGTGGATGAAGCCGGTCAACCCGAACACCCGGAAGGGCGGCGCCTGGCCGGCTCCCTACCTGAAGCCCGAGCTCCAGATGGGCTCGGCCCAGCGAACGCTCAGGGCCGGCGGCTCGATCGCGAAGGCAGAGAAGGCCGGCAGGCGGGAGATGGCCCAGGCCGTCCATCGGGCGCAGGTGCAGACGAGGCTCTGGGAGCAGCAGCAGCAGAACACGCCGCTCGAGATGTTCCACCCGTTCGTCGAGGGCGCGGCGCTCGGAAAGGCGGCGATCTCGGCTGCAGCGGCGAAGGCTGGTGAGGCGCTCGGCATCCACCCCGGAGACAGGGGTCTGTTCGGGGTCGCCCATGAGGGCCTGCGCCCGACGCCCGGCGTCCCCGGTTTCGCCAAGCCGCTCATGCCGATCGGACGGCTGACGCACGGGGTCGTGAGCAACCTGCCGGCAGCGACCGAGAGCCAGATCGGCCCTGACCTGATCAAGGCGGTTACCGGCCATCCGTTCTCGAACCTCGGGCTCGCCGCCGACCTCGCGATGCTCACCCCGGTCGGCAAGCTCGGCGAGGCAGCGAAGACGATTGCCGAAGCAACCAAACTCGCCGAGGTCGGTCGAAGCGCTCCGATCACCGCTCGCGAGGCTGCGTCCGTTCTCAAGGGCGTCGACCGTTCCGTCTTTCGGCAGCACAAGATCTCGCCGGCTGAACTTGCTCGCCTGATCACAAAGGGTCAGGCGGGTCGTTACTGGTACGAGAACAGCGGACATGCAATTCGCACGCTGTCGGGCGGCAACCTGGACGTCGCCAACAAGCTCACCCAGCTGACCGCGATCTACTCGGCGAGCCGCGACCCGTGGCTGAACACCCAGCTCGCCCACAACGCCTACAACGAGTTTCTGACCACGGGCAAGGTCTCGACGGTCGGCACCGGTCCCCAGATCAAGAAGGCGAACCTGATCATGCAGGGGAAGCCGTGGGAGGGGATGAAGACCCACCGGTTCTACGGCAACATCCTCGAGGACTCGCACCCCGAGCTCTATCACGAACTTGTTCAGAAGGGTGTGATCAATCCGGCCGGCAGCACGCAGGACATCTGGATGGCTCGGACGTTCGGGCTGAAGACTGACCGCCCATCGCCCCGCGAGTACGCGGCGATGGAAGACGCAATGCAGAGGCTGGCCAAGAAGCTCGGGTGGAAGCCGAAGCAGGTACAGGCAGCGCTCTGGATCGCGAAGAAGGCCGAGGCCGAGGGCACCTCGATCGAGCAGGCCGGCCTCCACTTCGGCGATGCCATCGGCAGGGAGGTCGCCCACCTCCCCTTCGAGGCTGTTCCCGGCCTGGCGCATCCCGAGCTTCACGCCGCCTATCAGAACCTGACTCGAGCAGAAAAGCTCCGCTACGGCCGTGAGAAGGCCGCGGCCGTAGGCCAGTACCTGCACGAAACCAACGTCTACGGCACGATCGGAAACGAGGGCGTCGGTGTCTTCGAGGGCAAGACCAACCCCGGCTGGTCGGCGATCGTCGGCGCCTCTCGCGGGCCGGTCGTCGGTAGGGGCATTCCCGGCAAGATCGTCATCGGCAAGCCGGGGCGAGACCTACTGAACCACGTTACCGCCACGATCGGCCACGCCCTCCACCAGGACGCTGGCGCCTGGTTCAAGCCCATGTGGCCCGAGTACATCACTCGGCCGCACATGAACGGCATCAAGGTCACGATCGGCAAGAACGCGACCGAGAAGCAGATGATCCGGCTCGACCAGGCCTTTCGCGATGCGGGTCACAACGTTGCGATCGTCCACGCTCACGACGGCATCTACCTGCTCAACCTCGACATCAAGAAGCTCCCGAACGCGCAGTTCCAGGAGCTGGCTCAGACGGTTGCCGGTAAAGTGTTCAAGCACTCCGAGCTGCGTGGGTTCGCCCACGACAGCAACTACATTGAACGGGAGGACTATGCCGGCCATCTGGAAGGGACGTTTGCCAAAGGACGACCCGATCTTCACCGGGGGGCCGCACTTCGTCTTCAAGAGGCCTCTGCCGCCACAGACGCCAAGTACCTCGGCAAGCACCTCGCAGGAGGAGGAGGGCCAAGCTTCGGAGCCCGTCTCGCCTCCGCGGGGGAGTCAGCCACCCATGCAGTAACCGCCGCTCTTCCCACCCTCCTCACCGGCCACCCGAGCGGCATCGGCCTCGGCTCCGCGGTCGCAGCCTCCGCTCTCCGCGGCGCCAAGGCGGGCGAGCGCGAGCTCGAGCTTCCGGGCGCCGCCGGCCGTGGGCTCGTCACCGGCAGGTCGCCGGCCCTCGCCGGCCTGTACGAGTCCGCCCAGGAGCGAAACCTCCAGCGGGTGATGGCCGCGAGTCGAGCTCGTCCCGAGTACGCCCCCGGCTACGAGCTCGCCGGCAAACCGACTCGACTCGGACAGCTACAGGCGAGAGCCGCACGTCGACACGTCGCTCGCATGACCCGCGACGAGTCTGTCTACAGCAAGGCCGGCATGACGGCAGAGGCCGACTGGCTCCGCAACGTCAATCTCTCCGACCCCGCGCACATGGCGCTGAAGTCGATCGCCGACAACACCTCGCCGACGATGATGATCGCCGCCAACGAGCGCCGGATCACCCGGGCGCAGCGGGCGCTCGAGACGTTGCCGGCGAGGATTCACGCCGCCGAGGAGGCCGGCAACAAGGCCAGGGTGCGTCGGCTCCGTCTCGCCGAGTCGCTGGCCCGAGACACCGTCGACACGCTTCCGCACCAGAACGAGTGGCTGCGCCAGGCCGACCAGCTCGTCGCGGAGCGGCCGATCCACCAGGTCAACACCGAGCGCTACCCCACGCACCCCGACCACACGGGCACGAAGATGGTGCTCCGCGAGGATCACCCGAGGGCGAAGCTCAGCCAGGTCTGGGACGCCATGGTCAGGCAGGGCCACCTCGGAGGCCAGGCCGAGCTCAAGGCCCGTATCGCCGAGAACCCGGCGAACGAGGACGCGATCCGTCGCCAGTTCGAGCAGCGCGTCCACCAGGCCGGCCGGCTCGACCGTGGAGCTGCCTGGCGCCCGGGCGAGGAGATGATGGGCAAGCAGCATCTCCGTACCCGGGAGCGAGTGCAGAAGCTCCAGAAGCTCTTCGACAAGTCCTGGGCGCAAGACCAGAAGCGGATCGGCAAGGGCTCGATGCCGAAGCAGCCGATGGGCTTCGAGGGCGCGATGTCGAGCAGGACGCGCTACCTGCGCGGCGAGCTCAATCGCCTCGAGGACAGGCTGTCCCAGTTCGAGCGGGCGTACACGAAGCGCACCGGCCTCAACCCGGCCGACGTCTACGGCACTAGGGGCGGCATCCGCGGCGCCGAGGACTGGAAGGGCGGCACGCTCTACTACCCGTCCGCCGACGAGCTCGTGAAGGCGAAGCCCTCGGCGAGGGGCACGGTCTCTGCCGGCTCCGAGCTGCTGCCGTTCGCGAAGAAGGGCGAGGCGAAGAAGTCCTACTCGGGCTCCTTGCGCGAGTCGGGGCGGGAGTCGCACCGGGTCGCCAACCTGATCGGCCAGCAGTCGCTCTCGCGCCAGGTCAGAGATCACGTCGACTCGCTGCTCGCCCAGGCCCGCCAGGACGCGATGCGGGGCGTGATCCCGATGAAGGGCGGCAAGGTCGACCCCAACTACGTCGCCGTCCGACTGCACGCCGCCACGCCCCCGGAGATCATCCAGGAGTACCGGCGCCTGGTGAACAAGCCGAGCGCCGAGTTCACGGCCTCCGACGCCCAGGCCCTGCACGACAACCTGCAGGCCCTGAAGCAGCACCTGATGCCCGAGGTCACCTCGCTCGAGCACGCCAAGCAGCTCGGCGGCGACGTCGGCTACGTGCATAAGGCGCTCGTCAGCGCCCTCGCCGACGAGCACTGGCAGTCCCCGGAGGCCCTGCGCCACTACCTGAACGCCTATCGCAACGCCTCCGAGATCGTCAGGGACATGCTGATCTACACCAAGTTCCCGGGTCACATCCCGCCCCGGCTCGCCTCGAACGAGTTCATGCCGCTCTTCGACGCCGGCTCCGACATGTTCAAGGCGCACAACTGGACGGTGAGGCTGCAGCGCGAAGACCCAGCGCTCGCCCGCTGGCTCTACCACACGGGCGGTCGCGGCTCGACCCGGGCCTACACCGACGTCGAGGGCGGTGTCGCGAGCAAGGCGACCCGGCGGCTCTCGCACGCCGTCGTCACCCCGATCGAGCTCGCGGCCGATCGCCTGCCGCGCATGGCGGCTCTCGGGGCGATGGCGATCAAGCAGGGGAAGATCGGCAACTACAAGGACTTCGCCGCCTACCTCGAGCGGATGCGAGCGGCGGCGCCTGGCTCGAAGGACGCACAGGAGCGCCGGCTCTGGATCGAGGCCGGCCGCAAGGCGGGCGGCGAGTACGACAACCTGCGCCCCTGGCAGCACGCCCTGTCGAACTTCGTCTTCCTCACCCGCTGGCTCGTCGCCTCCTCCCGCTGGACCGTGCGCACGATGACCCGGCACCCGCTGAAGTCGGCAGCGCTCGGCTACCTCACTGCCAAGTACGCCTACAACGCCCAGAACCCGATCTGGAACCGCTTCAACATCGCAGGCCACAACATCCAGACGGCCGTCCCGTTCTCGACCCCGTTCGAGATCGGCGAGCGAGCGCGGGAGACGCTCGGCACCGGCAGCAAGACCCCGGCGCTCGAGTCGCTGCTCGGCATGGCCTCGCCGACCCTGCTCGCGCTCGAGAGCATGCTCCAGCACCGCGACATCGAGTCGGGCAGGGACATCAAGGGCTGGGCGATTCCGGGCGAGCTCGAGGCGCTTGTGAGACAGACCCCGATCGGCGCCCTGATCGGCGGCAAGGGCTCGTTCACCGGCTACAGGTTGCCCAAGTTCCTCGCCGGCAACTGGCTCCCGATCTCCGGGCCGTCAGGCCCTGGGGCCGGCGGGGGCACCATCACTCCGTCGAAGCCTCTCTCTGGAGCCCGTGGCTCGATCACGACTGCCCAGCGACGTGCGATCGAGATGCGGATCCAGCAGGCCGAGGCCAGGGCGAAGAGGATCGCGCAGGCGAGACGCTAGGAGGCCGGGATGGCGACAGGGTTGCCCCCGAACATCTTCGACATGTTCCAGTCGTCGAGGACGATGCTCGGTCTTCCGAAGCTGCCCTCGGTTTTCGAGGCTGCGCCGCCGCCGGCTCTCCCACGGATTCCGGGTGCCACCACGCTCGGGTCTGGCGGCGGCGCACGTTACGGCGGAAACTCACCGGTCGCCGTCATCGCCCAGAACGCGAAGCGGTTTGGTCTCGACCCGGCGGCGGTACTCGCCTATGCGCTCGAGGAGTCGGGCGCTCACTACGGCGCCGTCGGTGATCAGGGGACGAGCTTCGGCCCGTTCCAGGCACACATCGGCGGCGCCGCAGGCAACCGCACGACGCAGGCCGCGTCCTCCTGGGCGAACAGCCCCGCCGGCCTGATCCAGATGATGGGGATGATGTCCCGGGGCGGGGCTCGAGGGCTGACGGGAGAGGCCGCAGTCAGGGCGATCTACTCAGGCTTCGGCAAGGGCACGCCGCTCGCGATCCCGAAGGGAATCGCCCAGTACCAGAACGCGCTGCGGGTGCTGCAAGGAGGAGCTGCTCCGCAGGATGCTGTTTCGCCCTGGGGCGGCAAGGTGCCTCCGGCGAATGTCGGGAGGTGGGTGACCGTCGCGGCCGGCGCTGACCGACAGGGCATGCCGACACAGCCGATGGTGATGCAGTTCGTCTCCCAGGTCGCGCAGGTCTTCGGCCAGCGGCTGACGATCGGCACCGGCTCCAACCACCACAAGTACGTCCTCGGCGAGGGCAACACGATCTCCGACCACTGGTACGGGGACGCAGCCGACATCCCGATGACCGGCTCGTCGCTCACCCGGCTCGGCCAGGACGCCCTGATCGCGGCCGGCGCGAATCCCGCTTGGGCTCGCAAGCAGACGGGTGGGGTCTTCAACGTCAACGGCTACAACATCCTCTTCAACACGCACGTCGGCGGGAACCACTTCAACCATCTGCACGTCGGCCTCGGCCGACGCCCTGGCTCCCGCCGCGGCTAGGAGGGCTCATGCCCGACCAGATCGAGGACCGGATCACGGTCGTCCTTCACCTGCTCCATGACGCGCTCGACTCAGCCAGGCAGCGCGGGAGCGACGAGCCGGTCATCCGCTTCGCCGTCTTCTTGCTCGCTCGGGAGATCCTCGAGGGCAGTGTCCGCGAGATCGTCTGGACGGAGCCGCCGTTCCCTGAGCACGACGACACCTCTGACGACGAGGAGCCTTCCGATGGCTGAGTGGTGGCAGTTTCCCTACCCGAAGAACCCCAGCCCTCCGAAGATCTCCCTGCCGCGCACGCTCACGGTCGGCGACCCCGACGGCCCCGACGTCGAGGCGTACAAGCGGGCGATCTCCCGCGGCGGACGCTGGCCCTGGCAGGAGTTCAACCAGAACTACTCGGGCGGCTTCGCCAACGGCACCAGCGGCAACGTCGGTCACACCGGAATCAGCGGCTTCCAGCGCCAGTCGAAGCTCGCCGACGACGGTGTCATCGGCCAGTACACCTTCGAGGCCCTGCGCACGGCGCTCGTCCCTGCGCCCCTGAATCACGCAGGCGAACCGCTCTTCGACGCCAAGGCGCTCGACCTCCTCGAGCAGGCTCAGGGAGGAGATCACGGAGGCGGTAGCGCCGAGGCGAACCTGGCCGACTACTGCAAGCGCTGCTTCGCCAACGAGCCGATCATCCACTACTCCCAGCATCGGGCAATGACCCACCTGGGAGCCCAGCCCGAGAAGGGCTTCACCTGCGACTGCTCCGGGCACGCCACCGGCTGTTACTACTGGGTGCACTGGGCCGACCCGAACCACTCGGGCTACAACGGCTACGGCTGGACGGGGACGCTCGTCAACAACCCCGGCACCGGCCCTCCCTACAAGGTCGGCGACCTGGCGCTCTACGGCACCTCGGCCTCGAACACGACGCACGTCGTCACTTGCTACCTGGCCGGCGACGCCAATGCTTCCGCCTGGGCCTCGCACGGCTCCGAGGCCGGTCCCTACGCCGTGCATCTGCACTACCGAGACGATCTCGTTTGCGTCGTCCGTCCGACGAAGTGAAAGGGCCATCCATGCCAGTGAACAAGTTGACCATCGCGCTGCTCGCTTTCCTGGCCGGGTTCTTCTTCGCGATCCTGGCCGCGCTCGACGTCACCCTCGGGAGCGTGAACGAGCTCGCAGCCGCCGCCGCCTCGATCGCCGCCGGCTTCGTCATCGAGAGGCTGCCATGACCGCGCTCAAGCCCTACCTCGCCGGCCCAGGCGTCTGCGCCTGCTGGGGTCTGCAGCCAGGGCACGGCTTCGACGCTGCTCCGAACGGCATCGCCGACTACGTCTCCTTCTGCAAGGGGCACGGGGTCCTCTGGCACTGCTTGCAGGTGATCCCCGAGAACGACGCGATCGGCCCCGAGATGAAGGAGGAGTGCCGGCGCCAAGGTGTCCACTTCGGCGGCTGGACGAATGTGTCGCAACAGGTGGGCTCGCCCGACCAGCTCGAGGCGCTGCTCCAGCGGATCGACAACTACAAGTGCGGCTTCTTCCAAGCCAACATCGAGTTCCGCGGCTCGGGCATCGGCGACCCGAACGACCCGAACGGCTGGCACAAGGCCTTCTCGAGCGCCTTCCGCAAGCGCTTCCCGCGCAAGCCGGCGTGCGTGAACACGAACTTCGGAGGCTTCGACCACCCGGGTGGCGGCTACGACCGCGACGCCTCGGCGATCTACATCAAGGCCCACTTCGAGTGCCAGCATGAGGACTACTGGGTCAACAGCCCGAACCTGACGCCGCTCAACGGCGACTTCAACGCGCACAACCAGCTCGGCTGGCCCAGGCCCTCGAGCTCGATGACGGGGATCTTCGGATCGGAGACAGGTCGCACCGACGATCAGGGCAACCGCCTGTGGAACACCGTGCTCGGCGAGCGCCCGCGACTGCTCGCCTCGGGCCGGCACCACATCGAGTGGATCTGGACGGGCGAGTACATGTCGGAAGAGGACTGGGCACACGTCGCCGACAAGTTCTGATGCACGCCGAGGCGTACGCCTTCGTCATGCAGGTCGCTCAGAAAATCGGCGAGCCGCGGGAGGGGTTGGAACTCGGGTCGTACAACGTCAACGGCTCCGCGAGGGAAGAGCTGACGTCAGTGACGTCCTGGTACGGCATCGACCGCCGGCCAGGCCCGAATGTGGACGAGGTCGCCGACGCCGAGACGTGGAAGCCGAAGAAGCGCTACGACCTGGTGCTCTGCACCGAGGTGCTCGAGCACGCCACGCACCCGGATGAGATCGTCAAGACGGCCTTCCACTCACTGAGAAGGGGTGGCTTCTTCATCATGACCTGTGCGGCTCCGGGGAGAACTCCGCACTCGGACGACGGGGTGCACGACCCGGCGCTCATCTCCCACTACGAGAACGTCTCTTCGGGCGAGATGTACGACTGGCTCGAGAAGGCGGGTTTCGAGGTCGTCGCGATCGAGGTCAACCACCGGGCGTGCGATCTTTACTCGCTCGCTCGACGGCCCTGACGGCGAGCAGCAACAGCTCGTAGGCGCCGAGCTCGCGAGGGAAGTTTTCGACCCGGGCGTAAACGACCTCGCGGGGAAGAGCGACGCTGACGTCGTAGTTGCCGATCAGGTGGTTGCCCGTCCCGTCGTTTCTGACGTCGAGGCGGATCACTCGTTCTCCTTCCGGTCGGTTATCCAGATCTCGAGCAGGCACTCGCCAGGCATCGCCCGGTCGTATGCCAGGGCTCCGTTGTAGTCGGGAGGGTGCTGGGTCTCATGGCGCGAGATCGCCCCCTGGGAGAGACCTGTCTGCTGGGAAAGGGCCACCTGCGTCCAGCCGTGTCGGTGACGAGCCTGGCGTAACTTCCGGCAGAAGCGGTACTGTTCCATTCGCCTCCTCACGGGGGTGCTTTAGTCTCGTTCCTTCCGTTCGGGACTAAATCGGGGTAGAGGGGGTCCGTTCGCGGGCTCCCTCTCTTTTTGCGTTCGTAGATAGGGCCTCATGGGCCTGCCTCCGTGCTCGACTACAGCTGCCTCCTGGAGAGCTCCCCCGCCGCAGAGGAGCGCCTAGTCCGGAGAGCTCCGGGGCGTCCGTCCTTCCTATCAGGACCGCGTCGGGTGGCGCAAGACGGAGTCTCTGCAAATTGCGGGATTCCATGGGAAAGAATCGGAGCCTGTGCGGGGGGTCGAAAAGGAGGCTCCCCCAAAATCTCCCCCAAAACGCCGGAATCCCGCATGGATAAAGGCAATACACAGATTGAAAGGGGACAGCACGGGCCTGTGGATCGACCTCCGTTGTACGTCACGTCGGCGTAGGTTTCCCCTGCACAAAGACATAAAAGAGGGGGCGAGGCGTAGAACACGCCCCACCCCCAAGGAGTGCGTGAAGAGGCCTTGTGGAGGTCAATCTCCCCCAACAACTCCCCCAAACGCGAGGCCGATCAGATTGGCCCGCGCTGCCCGCTCGGAGTCCACCTCCTTGCGGATGTGCTCGTAGGTCGTCCGGGTCACTTGGGTCGACGAGTGGCGCATCACCAGCTTGACCTGGTTGTCGTCGGCGCCCGCGTAGATCAGGGCCGTCGCCAGGTTGTGGCGCAGCGGGTGCAACGAGGTGACGGGCGAGCCGGCCTTTTCGCAGATGCTCTGAACGTAGCGGTGCAGGTTGCCGCGGTCGATGGCCGTGCCCTCGGTCTCGGTCGCGAGCACGAAGTGCGTTCCGAACTTGTACTCGGTCTCCTTCCGCAGCTGCCAGAGGGCGTCGTACAGCTCGTCGACCATCGGCACCCAGCCCTCGGAGTCTTCCGTCTTGACGTCGAAGCCGATCTCCTCGTTCGGGGCGACGAGGATCATCCGGCGTTTGAAGTCGATCCGATTCCAGGTCAGGTTGATGATCTCCTTCTGGCGCAGGCCGGCGAAGAGCGCGAGGCAGATCGCGACGAGCCAGCGGGTGTCGGTGGCGCCGGCCACCTCGAGCAGATGTCGGGCCTCCTGCTTGGTCAGGATCGGGAAGCGGCGGCTGCGGCGCTTCTTCGGCTTGTCGTCCTTGTCGAGCTGCAGGACCGGGTTGACGCCGTTCTCGCTGAAGACGTCGTCGTGGACGGCGCGGGAGAGCATCCGCTTCAGGCAGGTGAGGACGCCGTTCTGCGTCAGCTCGGCCAGGGGCTCGCCCTTCTCCGTGCGGTACTCCCTCAGGTAGTGGACGAAGTCGCTGACCATGGCGACCCTGATGTCCCTGACCCTCTGGCCCTCACCGAAGAAGGGGTAGATGTAGCGCTCCAGCAGGCCGCGGTAGTGCTTCTCGGTCGACTTGGCGAGCGGGGCACGCTCGAGCCAGCGCTCGGCCATGTCCCGCAACCTGATGCTCTTCGGGACGGAGCTCGTCGTGCTTGTCGGCGTCTCGAGCTTGGTCTTCAGCAGGGCGAGGTACGCCTCCTGCGGGCAGGCGAAGCTGTCCTTGAGGCGGCGCTTCTTGCGGGTGATGTCGTACTTGAACCGGTTCCCGTGTGGCGAGATGCCGGGGAAGTCGGCGAGATCGTGCCTCAGGCCGCAGCCGGGGCAAGAGTCGATGATCATGAGAGCTCCTTCCGTTCGTCGCGGTCGCCCGGGGTGAACGACAGTCACAGCAAATGATACTCCCCCAGGCGGACGTCCGTCTTACGAACCGACCCGTACGGGAGCGTCGAAGACCCAGTCGAACCAGAGCGTGCACTCCGAGTCCATGACGTAGAAGAACATCGACAAGTCGCCGTACTGCTCCTCGAGCCCGAACCGCCAGGCCCAGGGTGAGGGGATCCAGAGCCCGTCGAAGTCGTGCGCCATCGCCTCGTAGTTGAGCGGCCTCCCGAGGAACTTCAGCTTCGAGGTCTCCGGGGGGACGGGGAGCGGGTATAGGTCGAGCAGGCTGGCCAGGTCATCGGGTGTTGCGCAGACGGCGATACGGACGTCGTCCCGGGGATGAAGGATCCAGCGCTCGTCCGACTGCTTGAACTCCTCGGCCTCCGTCCATTCCGCCCAGGAAGACGGGTGCTCGGCGTCAGGGGTATATGTCGACGTCCACAGCCCGCCTCTCGGCTTCCAGAAGAACTGCGGGTCGTTGCGGACGGGCTGAAACTTCTCGAGCTCGGGCCTCGGGCCGAGGAAGAGCTGTGGTTTCAGGCCCGGATCTCCCAGAGCTCGATGCCTCGTCTCTTCACTTCGTCGATCATGCCCTTCGTGCCCGGGCTCTCACCGTCCCAGAAGGCGATGACGAGGTCGGGCTGCTCCTGGTCGAGCATCAGCCGGTTACGGATGTGGCCGGCGGCTCGGCCCTGCTCTCTCCACTTCGCCGGGTAGACAATCGGCGTTCCGAGACCGAGCTTCACGGCGAGGCTTCCGGCCATCCTGTCTGCACCGCCAGCCCCACCGTGAATCACGATCGTCCCTTCAGGGAGGCAGGAGAGAACCTCGCGCATCCGATCTGCGTCTCTCCAACCTCTGCTCCCGCAGACGACTACCTTCACGCCGCCTCGGCCAGCTCCTTCGGTCTGCGCCCCCTGCGAGCGACCTTCGTGCCCGTCGCCTTGTCGGCGCAGCTGCCGCAGAGGTCGGCCTGCTTCGAGCCTCGGCGTGCGTCCATGTAATTGACACGCATCGTCGCGCCCGATTGCTCCTCGACTTCGCTCCCGCACTGGTCGCAGACCAGCACAGTTTTCCTTGCCATTACTCCTCCCGTTCGTCGATGACCGAAGGATTAGACCACATTGCGACGACGGAGTTTCGCGATGACCTCGAGGAGCTCGACGATATGCCGTGCGCAGTTCTGGCGCATCGACGGCGGGTATCTCCCTTTCGGAGGGTAGAACGTGTCGTCCCAAGCGTTGAGGCGCAGGAAGTCCCGCGCCTCACGCTCGGCTTTCGTGATCCCGCTCACGCCACCAGGCGGTTCTCTCGGAGCAGGTCCCGGATGGAGTCCTCCGACATTGACACGTTGCCGGTAATCGCGATCCACCTCACCCGGTCGACGAGCTCGTCCTTCGTCAGGTGGAAGGGGTCGAAGGATTCGACGTACCGGCCGGCGCGAAGGAGCACCGTTCCGTCCCTGTTCTTCCGCAAGGTGACGGTCTTCCTCATCGGAATCGCCTCTTGCTCGTTCCGTACTGCCACTCTCGGCGCATGAGCTGGGCGCCTGTCGCGCCCGTCGAGCGGTACTTGTTCGTCACCCCCCGGGCGAGCGAGAGCAGCTTGTCGTCGGCCAGGTTCTCGAGCATGCGCTTCTCGGCGGCAGTGAGGTTGGCCCTGACCATGGCCCTGCCCACTGCAGAAAGACGCCAGCGTCCGGTCTCGTCCGGGTCTTTCTCCATCGCCCCGTAACGAGTCAGCCAGGAGAACCTCGAGCCGACGCACTGCCTCGCGTTCTCGACGTCGAGTCCGATGACGAGCACCATCTCCTCGGTCATCACGTAGCCGTCCGAGTCGGCGTGCTCGTTGACGAGGGCGAGGAGCTCGACGTCGGAGAAGTCCTCGATCGTCAGGGAGTCCGGGCCTTCGCCCGTGTTGCCCACCAGCCTGAGGGCGGGTTGCTGCGAGGGCGCTACGTCAAGGGGTTGACGTGCCCTAGCCACCATTGCTCACCACCTTGTATTGGGTTGTCTGGTTCCCGTGCTCTCTCGGGAGCGCCTCGAGCTCCCCGTCCTCGGCGAGGATACGAACAGCGAAGTCGACCTGTGCGCGGTGGAACCCGACCTTTTCCGCGACGTCAGCTCGCGTCCAGATCCTGTCGGGCTCGGCCTGCATGGCCTTCCTGACCCTGTCGAGCTTCTCGGCCGAGACCATCTTGCGAATGTTGCTCTTCCCTCCCCCCAGGGGCTTCTTCTTCTCGGCGCCGGGAGGTGTCGCCGTCTCGGCGATCTTGAAGCCGAGCGGGGCTGCGCCCATTGCCCCGGGGGCCTTGGGCATGCGCCCCTTGTTCTGGACGTCTCCTCGCTGACGGAGGACCTGGATTGCTCCCGAGACTGACGTCGAGTGCAGGCCTGTCTTGCCCGCGACCTCGGCGATTGTCCAAGTCTTCGCCGGCTCGGCCCACATGACCCGGAAGATGCGTTCGACCGTCTCCTCGGACGGCCCGCCGTTCTTCCCGTCTTCTTTCTGTGACGCGTAGCTCTCCGGATCTGCGACTCGGAGCATTCTCTGCACCTGCCTGAGCTCCTCGAGAATCTCTGCGAGCTCGGCCTGCTTCGCGTCGCGCTGCTCGATCAGCGCCGCCTCCTCCGATTTCAACGGCGCGATCAGCGCCGCGATGCGCTCCTTCACTGCCATAGAGGGGATCCTTTCTGTCGGGGTAGTGAAGTGTTAGCACAGACCATGGACATCAGTTGCGCAAAGAGCGGGAAAAACCATCGCGGGAAAGGCGGTTTTGCAGGGCGGATACCCTCGCGTCGACCACGACAAGGGCGGTTTGGACGTCGAGCTCGAGCGCCAGCTCGGCCGCGGTCGGATGCACGATCGCATCCAGCGCCTTGATCTGCTCGGAGATCCGTGTGACCAGCACCTCCGAGTAGGAGCCGGCTTCGACCAGTCGACGGAGCCGTCCGACGTCCTCGGCCAGGAGCAGCAGACGTCGAAGGATCAGCTCTCGTTGCTCGTCGAGCTCTTGCACCGAAGCAGGTAGTCGAGCGAGCAGACGACGATCGCATTCTCTGCGTGCTGGCCCGGGCGGACGACGACGAGCACCCAGTCCTTCTTCTCGTTTCGGCCGTGCCTCTTCGCCGCCTCGATCCAGCGACCCTCGGGGACGCCGCGCTTCGAGCGCTTCACCTGGACGGCCTCGACCGTGCCGACGCAGTCGGACTGGCCGTACCCGTCCGGGCCTCGCCGGCTACCTCCGAACAGACTGCAGATCCGTCGCTCGCAGGCCTTCCAGGCGGTGTCAGGCACGTAACTCCCTGACGAGCGCGTCGAAGGACGCGAGCTCCTTCTTGTCGACGACGTAGTAGAGCTCGTCCTGGCCGAGCCCGGAGTCGTAGAGGGTCTGCGCCCTCCAGCGCGGCCTGGTGGCCATGGGGACGTAGAGCATGCCGCCGGTCGGTTGCGAGACGAGCACGATTGCGATCGGACAGTGGCCTGCCGCCTCCTTGCGATCCCAGCCGACCACGGTGTCAGGGAGGGCTATGGGAAACGGGAAGCGCACGGGGTCGTCCGACCACTCGTACCGGGACGACTTCACCTCGATGTTGCCCTGGAACACATGCAGGTCGGTCTCCAGACGGAAGAGCGGGATCTCGTCGTGCCCCTGGACGATCTTGAGCGGAGGCTGGTAGGCGACGACTCCTGCGGCCTGGAGTCGGTTCGCGACGAGAGCGGTATAGCCGTAGCCGAGGAACAGTCGCTCCCGGAACTTCTGGTCGGGCAGGAGCCATCCCGTCAACCGAGCACCTTGAGCGCGTTGCGCACCGAGAGCGCGTCCATGAACACGACCTCGTACTCCTTCACTCCTTGCTCGCGCCAGTACCAGCGGTAGTGCTTGAACCTCTTCGCGAGCTCCTCGTCCTGCGTCATCGCGACAACCTGCGTCTGTGCTCGGTCGACCCAGAAGCTCTTGAAGGATCGGAGCTCCTCCTGCGTCGCCCGCCTCGAGGCCGCGATGATCTTCAGCCTTTCCGGCACTACCTCCCCTCGCGCACGCTTGGGGGTGAGCCGGCTCACGGCCGACCCGCCTTCCAGATCGTCCCGTCGCCCCACGACATGACGAGGAGCGACTCGTCCTCTCGGGCCTTGGTCATGTCGATGGCGTGCTCGGCCCACTCGAACGAGGCGAACGGGCCTGCGACGACCCTGGCCTCTCTCTCGTCGCCGCCCTCGTACACCGAGACGACGTAGAACGGCGGCTCTCCGGGCATCAGACCGGCACCGTCCCGCAGGTGGGGCAGGGACCTTCGCCCGTGTACTCTTCGGCCTCCGGGTGGTAGTTCCAGGAGAACCAGCTGAGCACGTCGACCAGGGTGTAGTAGCCCTCGTCCTCGGATCGCCCGATCATCTCCGCGCACTTCGAGAGCTGGTCCCGCAGGATCGACTCACCGTCCTCGAGGCTGTCCTTGGGCACCGTGAACACGACGCGGCTCTTGCCGCGCTTGGGCGCCTTGGGGAGGTCTTCTCGACGCTTTCGGGGCTTCCGCCGGCCGCACTCGCTGCAGAGCTCTGGCTGTTCGGAACTGACGAAGGGGTCAGCGTCGACTGACGAGCCCCAGACGAGCTCGAGCTCCGCGCCTCCCGGCCAGATCCAGTAGAGGCATCCCGTCTCGGGCTCGTAGCGGATGCCGGCGCCGTAGCCGCCGATCTTGCCGGTGACGTCTTCGTGGTGATCCCAGCACAGGGGCAGCAGGTTCGGGAGCGTGACGCCCGAGACGGTCACCCAGTCGAACGGCTTGCCCATGAAGCTTCGCGACCAGAGGTGATGGGCGTGATCGGCGAGCCGGCCACAGGTCGGTACCGCACACAGCGGCCCGACCTTGTAGCGCGGCCCGTCGGTTCCCCGGACGAGCGGGAAGGGCGCGTCTCCGATCGACCAGGTCAACGAGCCGCCTTGAGCCGGTACTCGTACAACGCGCCTCGGTGGTTGGAGTCTCGGCGCTCGAGCTCCCCGTCTCGGTACATCTCCCGCAGCCGTCCGTTGACGGCGCTCTTCAGGTAGCGGCAGTGCTCCTTGCTCTTGCCGTACTGCTCGGCGATCCAGAGGCCCGTGTACCACTTCCCGTCGGCGAGCACCACGTTGCGGAGCCAGTCGACCTGCTCCCGGCGCGGACGCTTGTCATATGCGGGCGCTCGGATCCTGTCCTCGTCCGCAACGACCGTGTGCTTGCTCTTGGGCTTCTCCGCTGGTGTCGCGCCGCCGTTGAGTTGCGTCTGCAACGCCTGCAGGATGTCCTTCTGCAGGTAGACGAGCTCGAACACCATCTGCGTCAGGGCGTCGGTGTCGCCCTCGAGCTTCTGCAGGGCCTCCTGCAGCTCCGGGGTCAACGACACGACGGTCTCTTGAACGACGGGCTCCTGTTGTTGTCGACGAAACATCTCTGCTCCTTCCGTTTACTTCTTGCCCCGTCTCAGCAGCCGCACCGGGATGTCGCGCCGGAAGTCGGCGAACGGCGCCACCGGCACGCCGTAGTCCTCGAGCTTCAGGTCGGTGAAGAGCTGGAGCGGGTAGGCGTACTGCGCCCGGAACCCGTCCTGGCCGGGGATGACCTTCCCCCAGAGGGAGACGGCGCCGATCGCGTCGGCCGAGTTGGCGTACGGGGAGCTGACGAGCGAGCTACGACCCCGGAGTGCGTAGATGCCGCAGGTGCAGCCCTCCTCCGGGGGCTCCTGCGGGACTTCCACGACCTCGTAGCCCCAGCCGTCCGGGAGTTGCATCAGCGGCAGCGGGACGTCGTTCAGCATCCGAACGTCCTGGCCCATCATCTCGTAGCCGTAGGCCCAGTCGCGCACCCTGAGGCCGTTGCCGATGTCTCGCTCCACCTGCTGCCGGCCCGTCGGCACGATGTGCCCGCCGCGCTGGGCGGCGTAGCGGTACCTCGGCGGGCGTGAGCACCCCGCCTGCAGCGCCTCCTTCGGCGTCCAGACCGTCTGGTTGTTGAGCGAGCAGAGGAAGCCCTCGATCACCGTCCAGCTGCGCCAGCCGACCTCGGGGGTGATGCCATCCGGGATGACTGTCACGCCGGTACCGGCTCTCCCTCGGGGATCGCCTCGGGCACTTCGGCCGGCTCGACCTTGTACGGGTCCTCCGCGGGAACCGGGTCGACGATCGGCTCGATCGTGTAGGGCTTGTCCTCCTTGCCGATCTCCATGTCAGCAACCTCCTCCCCAGGGCTCGAGCCCTGAATGGCGATAGAGAATGAACGCGAGGCGGATCGACTGGACTGGGTCAGAGAGTCGAGCTCGGAAACCCGTCCAGGTGACAGGCCGGTTGTGCCAGAAGTGCTTGAAGGCGGACGTCACCCTCGGGTTGTTCGCCGTCCACAGGGGATAGGCGATCTGGAAGATGCCCGCGACTCCCTGACGCGGCCAGTCGTCGTCGTTGTAGGCCGTGGCGGCGTAGCCGGACTCGCGGCGGGCGATGCAGTCCATCGTCGAGCCGGCGCCCGTGCGGTCGAACCAGACGTGGATGGCGTGCTGGGCGAATGCTTGCTGCCTGGCCGTGACGCGGCCGTAGTTCTCGGCGTTCGCCGTCTGCCCGACGACGATGATCACGGCGATGGCGAAGACGACGAGCAGGATCCATGCAACCCACCTCGGTACGGTCATGTCCCCTCCTTCAGGTGGTAGACGCAGTAGCGCTCGCCGGGGAGCTTGCGGAGCCCGCAGCGCTTCCTGTACACGGTCGTCCCCTCGCAGCGCTCCCGACGTGGTTGGACGCGAATCCGCTTCTTCTTCTGGGGGAACGGGGCGTGCCGACTGCCTGTCTTCGCGAGCAGCTGCTCCTCTCGGCGGATGCGCTCGATGCGCTTGTGGCGGTCTTCGGTGGTCGCCGGTTCGGGCGTGAGGTCGCTCCGTCCGATCCTGGAGAGCAGGATCGACTCGGGGAGCTGGAGCCCGGGGTTGCGCCTCCGAGGCGGCAGACGGGAGGCCTGGATGTCGCGAAGGATTGTCTCCGGGGTCGAGATCGACAGCACCTTCTCGATTGGTCCGAGGCGCTCCAGCGCGTCGATGGCATCCTCGAGCGCCGGCCCGGAGAGGCCGTAGCCCGCTCGCGTACGCGGCTCGCCGCCGATGACGGCGGTGACGATCGCGCCGTAGTCGGCGCGGATGTCCTCGTACAGCGCTCGCAGCTGCTTGGTCACGCTCCTTCCCAGCCAGGGCACCTGCCCCTCCAGTGACAGCGCTTGCAGGCAAACGTGTGCCAGATCCCCGTCCAGTCCCAGTCCTCTTCAGGGCCATGGGTCTTGTAGGCGTCGTTGATGCGCCAGGCGATCCGCTTGACGAGCTGGCGGGTGCGTTCAGCCTGGAGCTCTGAGTAGGGCTGGAGGAGAGCGGCCGATTCCGCCGATGTGACGGCTTGGGGAGTGGCTTGCTTCGTCAGGACATGCCAGTCGATCGGCCGCTTCTCCACCAGTTGGTACACCCGGCCCTGCAGCAGCCATCCAGGCAGGATCGTGTACTGCGCCTTGGCCGAGGTCTTGATGTCGATCGCCGGCCTCGTCCCCTTCTGGGTGATGTCGATGAAGCCGACGATCGGAACGGGTACGTCCGGGAGCTTGAGCTCGAAGCGCTTCTCGATCTGGTCGACCTCGAGCCGCGGGGCGACCTGCTTCATGTAGGTCTCCACCATCAGCGCCCCCCGGAACCGGAGCGCGTCTCGGTCTTCGTCTCGCCAGTCGATCTCCTGCTGCTGGTCCTCGATCGCGTTCGGCCAGGCGCTGTCGATGAAGAACTCGCTGATCTCCGTCGGCCGGTAGTCGGGGCGGATGACGCCGAAGGCGATGGCTCCGTGCACGGCCGTGCCGAGCACCTGGTCGGAGCTCGCGGGCGCCTTGTCGCCGACGACGTAGGACTGCTGGTAGGCCCGCTCGCAACGCGAGAACTGGTTCAGCTGGGAGACGGAGAGATGGTCGACCGGCAGCACCCAGTCCTCGTCGATCCAGCGGGCCTCGCCGCGGTCGACCATCTCCTGCATGTCGTGCAGGTTCGCCGCCTCGTTGAAATCCTCGATCTTCATCCGTTCACCGGCAAGCTGGAGGCCTGGGTGTAGGTCGACATCGTCGGAGCCGCCGAGAAGCTGACGTTCGTCTGCGGCAGCATCTGGCGGACGAACTGCATCTGCGGCCTCGCCTTGATCGGCTCGACCGCTCGACCGGTCTCCTGCCAGTCGACGTCGCCCCAGTCGTCGTCGCTCAAAAAGGGCGCACGGCCACCGTGATCCGATCGAGCTTGGCCATCTCCTTCTCGGGGATGGCGCGGCCGGCGAGCAGCGTCGCCTGGGGCTGGTCTTCTGCCAGCACCGAGGTCGGGGACACGATCACCGAACCCTGCTCGACGATCTCGCCGTCCTTGTCCAGCTTCGGCTGGAGGATGACCGCGTACTCGTACAGCTTCAGCTCGCTCATTGCCTCACCCCGGTCTGGTCGATCGAGAGCGAGGTGGTGCGGAGGGTGGCGTCCTGCTCGCGCTCCTCGGGGGCGTAGCCCGAGACTGAGACGGCGTACTGCTGTCCGGAGGTCTTGCCGGCCAACGCTGCGATCAGTCCCTCGGCCGACGCTGCGGCCTCGCTGATGATGTCTCGGGCGTTGTCGTCGAGCTGGTCGAAGGGCGGTGAGTGCGTGCCTGTCTTGGCAGGGTCGAGCGAGCTACCGGGCTCGACGTCGCGCCACTCTGACTGGAACCTCATGTGTCGTACCTCCTCGGTCCGAAAACGTTGATTGCGATCAGCTCTGTTTGGAAGAGGTCGGCGAAGGTCGGACCTTGAGCCTTCGCGAGATCGACCAGCGGCCACGCGCTGTCTTGCCGAAGCCCCGCTCCTCCATCTCCCAGGTCGACAGGCAGCGCCTCCCGTCCTCTCTCGGCGGGTTCATCGCCAGGCCCTCGGTCGACGTGTACTGGTGCGTCCCGACCCGGTGGGTGTCGAAGGCATCCAGGCCCCCGAAGACCTCGCCACAGGCTCGGCACTCGTAGCCGCCGTTCACTGGGCAAGCCAGGCTTCCCAGTTCTGTGCGATGGCCAGCACCTGATCCGGGTGCTCGACGGGAATCGACAGGCTCGGGAGCGTGGCTACCGCGGCGTTCAGCGCGACCGCTCGACGGATCGCCCGCTGCTCCTCCGGGTGCTTCGGCCGCTGGAACTCAGATGCCGGTTGCGCTCCTGCTGTCGGCGCTGGGAACGGCTGTGCGGTCGGGGTGGGCTGCGCTGCCTGGGGGAAGAGCGCCGGGGCTGGTTGAGCGGAGGGCATGGCGCCGTCCAGCTCGACCGACTCCAGGTAGCGGTCCTCGAACCTGCCGTCCTTCGACGAGCGCGAGTCGTAGGTCACCCTGACCGGAGCGTTCAGGGTCGCTCGCGCCTGCTCCCAGATCGCCTGCTGGAAGGTCACGTACTCCGTCCCGTACTGATCCCAGGCCTTGAAGATCGCGCCCTTGCTCGTCTGCTGCGGCTCGGCCCTGGTGAGCACGGTGGACACGGTCTGCTGCATCACTCTCCTCTCAGGTACAGGTAGTCCCGTCCGGTCAGGTCATGCAGCTTCCGCAGGTGCTCGTTCCGGGGCATCCGTCCGCGCCTCTCCCAGAACCACCAGGTGTTCGGAGCCACGTTCAGCGCTGCGGCCATACCTGCGTGGTCGAGGTTGCGCTCCTCGCGGAGCAGGCGGTACCGGACCTTGCGGTTCGCAGTCCGTTGGTCTTCGGGCGTGCCCTCGGACGTCATCTCGTCGCTGATGCCGACCGTCATTGGTGCGTGAGAGTGCCGTAGACGAAGCTGATGCGCAATACGCGGAACCTATGTGCGACCTACGGTCCCCTGCAAATGCCAGCAATCAGGTTTTACATCGGAATATTCCGCTCGGCATATTCCGTTCGGAATATTCTTGACAGATACGGCGAGCTGTGCAACAGATACCGAAAACGGACTCGCGCAGGAGCAAGCGCAGGGGCAAGCGCAGGGGCAAGGGGGCGACCGAGGCTTCCGGGCTCTCCGGGCTGTTTCCGGGATGTGGATGTAGCGGACGCGGATGGAGAGGAGGGGCACGGGTGGGTACGGACCCGTTCAACGACGAGCGGAACGACGAGCTGTACGACGCCTGGATCGACAGGCTGGCGCTCGACGATCCGGGATCAGAAGACCCGAACTGGCATGTACGGAGGTACGAGCCCAGCTGCGAGACCGCGGTTGCTGACGGCGGCTGAGCGCGTCGTTCTCCTCCTCCGCACGTTCTACGAGGCGAGGGAGTACTGGGACGCTCGCTCAGGCGGCGACGGCCCGCAGCTGATGCCTTCGGTCTGGCGCGAGGGGTCGTATATCGAGCTGGAACGTCGGCTCGCAGATCTTCGCGACGGTGCCGATCGCCAGCTCTGGTTCCACGCCACACGTCGGTACCGAGATGGCGAGATCGTCTCGCTCGAGGTGCCCGTGCGGCGCACCGTTCGCGGTCCGACATTCACGCTGCCGCCGTGCTGCGAGCTCGTCGCCGGGGCGGTCAAGCTTTCGGACGAGCGCACCCTGGTGCGCTGCTACCGCTGGCGCTCAGATGTGGACGAGGCGCTCGCGGCCGGAGGTGTGCTGCTCCTGACGGAGCTGATGTACGACGGCAGGCGGGACAAAATCGTCGTGCCGGACGTCTTCCACCGACGCGCACTCGGACTCCCACCGAAAGACGAAAAACCGCCTGGAATCGGCGGCGGGGCTTTGATACGCTCCAGAGCGTAAACGGGGAAAGTGCGCTCTAGAGTCGATCGAGAGGGGGTCGCTCGGGAGCCCTCCTTGTGGAGCGGTGAGGGAGACAGAGAATCCTCCTTCACTGCTGCTTCTGTTTCCAGGCGTCGAGCTGGGACTTCGTCCAGATCGGCCCGCAGGCAAGCACCCACATCGGCTCAGGCAAGCTCCCATCACTGATGCCCTTCCGGTCCTGGTAGAGCCGAGCCCGGAACGACATCCTGGAGATGCCGAGGTAGTCGGCCGCTTCCGCGGCTCCGAAGATCTGGAGCTTGGTCACGGCTGTTCCGGGTTCAAGAAGTCGAGGATCTCGTCGATCATGTCGAAGGTCTCGTCCAGGCGTGCCAGGTAGCCCTCGGCCCACGCTGCGGAGAGGGCTGTTTCCAGCCGGTCGTGCAGGCTGCGTGCGAGTTGCACCAGCTCCTGGTGATCGTCGTCGGTCTCGCCACCCGTGAAGCCGAGGCGAGGGTCGCCCTTGATCCTGCGATGTTCGGTCATAGCTCCTCGATCGCCCTGTCGATCTTGCCGCCTGCCTCGACGAGCAGGAGCGCGGCTTTCCGAGCCCCGAGGTCGTGGTCAGGATCGGCCTCGGCCTCCAGCTTCTCCGCGACTGCTGCGAGCAGTCGACCGAGGTGCGTGATCACCCAGTGGGCCTCGCCGACGTAGTCGTTGGAGCCGTCGAAGTGCAGGGCTCCTATGGCCTCGTCGATCCTGTCGACGGCGTACATCGCGGGATCGGGGTCGAGACCTAGATCGGCTGGGTCGATCGCGTCCGGATCGTCCAGGGCCGTGCGTGCCAGGCTGAGCGCCTGCAGCGGGTCGAAGGTCGTTTCCATGATGTTCTCCTTCCGTTCGGTTCGGAGGTTCGGGATTGAGCCTCCGAGCCCTGGCTCGCGGCCAGGACTCGCAGGGTCACTCCTTCGGGCCGCACTTCTCGCAGCACACGACGACTTGCCGGCCGGCGCGAAGCGCAACCCACATGCGCCGGCTCCAGCCTTCGCACTCCGGGCAGTAGCCCGGGTTGATCCAGGTGACGAGCTGGAACGTCATGCCGTCACCTCGGCCCACCACTCGTCCAGGCCGTAGCCCTCGATCGTCGCCGCGACGATCCCCAGGATCTCCTCGCGAGCCGGATGGCCCTCGGGCAGCTCCCTGGCCTGGCGGACGAAGCCCTCGGCCCAGTCGCGGGCCTGCTCCTCGTCGTTCGGCGTGCAGTCGAAGCTGGAGCCCAGGTCGATGTAGACCACCTCGGCCTCGACCCCGTGCAGCGAGATCTGATCCTCGCTGTCCGGGTGCCGGGTGACCACGACCACGGGCTTCGTCGGCTGCAGAGCCGTGAGCACCCGCTTGCGCATGTCGTCGGCGTCGAGATACGCGCATGCGGCTTTCCCGGCTGCGGGCTCCTCGCCCTGCATGCCGTTGTGCCACAGCTCCTCGCTGTCCGAGCCTTCGGCGTCCGTCGTCCAGACGTTGACGAAGGTGTCCGACCAGTCGACCTTGACGTCGGTCACTTCGTTGTCGGCGTCGAGCTGCACGCTGACGTAGGGCGTGAACAGGCAGGAATACCCGTTCGTGTTGGACATGGTGATTCTCCTTCCGTTCGGTTTTGAAGTGTCGGGGTGACACTCCAGCCCATCCGGCGTGAGCCGGACGAGCTGCAGGGTCAGAGCCACTCGTTCTCGCAGCCGGTGAACTTGCCGGTGAGGATCGTGGCCGTGTAGCACGACCCGAGGTCTTCGTCGGCTCCGTGGCCGTCTCCCGTCTTCGGGAACACGACCTCGTTGAACCAGTCGTCCAGGTCGGCGATCAGCATGTCGTCGGGCAGCTCCAGCTCGACGACGCACTCGGAGTGATGGCCGTCCGAGTAGTCGTTCTCGATCTTGACCTCGACGACGCTCATGACTTGGCCACCAGCTGCAGCTTCGGCAGCTTGCTGATGTCGACGGTCGTGTAGTCGATGTCGTGGTCGTTCTCGCAGTAGAGCCGCGCCTTGCCGGTCTCCCAGTCGAACGCGCCGCCGTGCTCCTCGTCCCAGGTGAAGCCCAGCTCGTAGCCGACGATCGCGCCGTCGGCGTCGAGCACGACGTTCTCCAGGTAGACGGGGACGGTTGCCTCGATGCGGCCACCGCACTTGGGGCAGGTGTCCATCAGAT